ATCGCAGAGCTGTTCGGTGTTTTTCCGAACCCGGCTCTAGTCTGGGAGCTGACTCCTTTTTCGTGGCTAGTTGACTGGGTATCCAATGTTGGAGACATTGTCCACAACATGGATACCGGTTATGCTGACAACCTAGCCGCGAAATACGCCTACATTATGAAGTCTGTATCCTTGAATGGCGACTTTGAATCGTCATGCATTCTAAAGGATGCAACACTTCATAACAACTGGGAATTTCCGATTCTTTGGAAAACCAGGGCAGGCGCAAGTAAGTTTGGGTTTGGCTTGACGGAATCGAATTTCTCGATCCGTCAATGGAGCATCTTGTCTGCGTTAGGTCTCTCAAGAACTCGTTTCTGAGACCAAGTGGAAGAGATGTTCCACCTAACTCGATCGGTAGCTAGTAGTTTACCGGTCCTTTACAAATAATACTCAAAGGAGAGTAACCACTTGTTCACCGATCCTCAGTCAGTCACTATCGATGCTGTTCCCCATTCGATGCCTCGGATTTCTACCGATGGCACCAAAGCTCTCTACAGCGAAGCGGACGAAACTCTTAAGATGACGATAAGTCATCAAGAGAGCAAGAACCGCACACGGCACATGGTCCGTTTGGACATGCGTGTCGTCGCTGCAGACCCGTTGACAGCTGTCAACGAGTACAAGAGCGCGGGGGTCTATCTCGTAATCGACGAGCCTGAATTTGGCTTCGCCGACGACGATTTAGACGACATCGTCCAGGGTTTCACAACCTGGCTCACCACGGCCAACGTACTTAAGGTCGTTGCGAACGAGTCCTAGTCATGGATACTATCATGGCTTGGCTCTCAACCAACGTGCCTGAGTACGTTTGGCAGATCCTGCTGTTTCTGGCTCCCAGTAACCCACTTCTCCGATTTATCTTCGGAAAGTTTGGTTACATTCCAAGGGAACCTTAGCAGGGTTCGGGGCAGAGTACGTCATAACCTCTGGGGGGGTCGAAAGGCCCCCTAACCCCAACGTGTGAGTAGTGGCAGTTTTGACTGACACTGCACCTAAAATGGATGGTGCAGCGATGGAGAATGAGTGGCCGGAATGTCAACCCCCAAATAATTGGAGGAAACATGAAAAGCCACGTAAGTATTCTCCTTGAGCTAGTCGCTAGCGTCATTACTGACGCTGGTGACAAGTGTGCCGCTAATGAGTCAGCCGATCTCGATCTGGTAACAATTAGATCGAGAGTCAAACACGAGGGGTTATCATTTCTTACGATAACCCTTCCCGCCTTCGCAGCAGACTTCGAAAGGAGTCTAGCGGAGGGCGAGATTGGGACAAACCGCTTCCGGTCTTTTGGAAAGTGGCGATCAATCCCCGCATTTTTGCGAGGTATGGTCTCCCATGTGTTTGATGCTGATACCGGACGTATCTTGGATGACCCGTCCGTTTCAGCGGTCGAGAGTGTGAGGCAGATTTGCCTTACATTCAAGAAACTGAAACTGACTTGCGCTCCACATCGGATCGCAAGCGCTTTTGCGGGATTCGTTCAGGATGAACGCTCCCTTGAGGAACCACTGGATCCGGAGGACATCTCCTATTTTGGAGAGGTGTCTGATGTGCTTTGGCTAAATCTTCATCGTATTGATAATACGTTGGAGACTATACCGAAGCATGGACCCGGAGCTACAGCTGAGAAGATACAAGGCAATGCCAAGTATCGTCAGCTGAGGTGGCACCAGAGGCTCGAACATTACTTCCCTTACGATTCGTTTGCGTTGAGTTCTATCAACGCGCTCGAGAGTGAGGAGTTCGAGCAGCTTCAACTGGTGTCTAAAGAGCATGAGCAGCCCGTAAGGGTAATTCATGTTCCTAAGACCCTTAAAGGACCCCGTATCATCGCCATAGAGCCTGTGTGTATGCAATACACGCAGCAGGCTTTATGCAAAGTACTCGTACAGTACTTGGAGACTGCCCGTGAGTCTTCTGGCCATGTAAATTTCAAAAACCAGGAGAGAAACAGGCAGCTTGCGTTGATTGGCTCGCAGGGTTTTGGTCTGGCTACGCTAGACCTATCCTCTGCTAGTGACAGAGTTCCATTGTCGCTAGTAACTCGCATGCTATCTAATGCTCCGACATTCTCGGAAGCAGCAATAGCATGTAGGTCGAGTCATGCCGAACTTCCAGGTGGACGTATTCTACGCCTCAAGAAGTTCGCGTCAATGGGTAGCGCTCTGTGTTTTCCGATAGAGTCCATGTACTTCTACACTGTATGTGTAGGGGCTCTGTTGAGGATTCACGGGCGTCCGGTGACGAGGAAAAACGCCCTTTGGGCGGCCAACCTCGTTACTGTGTACGGGGACGACATTATTGTCCCAGACACGGATGCGGCAGCGATCGCTGGTCACCTACAAAAGTACTATTGTAAGGTGAACATGTCGAAGTCTTTCTGGACTGGACAGTTCAGAGAGTCATGCGGCATGGACGCATTTCGCGGTGAGCCGGTTACACCGACTTACATCCGTGAAGTGCCGCCCTGCGATCGGCGGGATGGTTCTGCGCTTGTGTCCTGGATGGCTTCCAGCAACCTCTTTTACCAAAGGGGTTATTGGAGGACTGCCTCAGCCCTTTCTAAACGGGTTGAGAAACTACTTGGGAAATTACCCATAGTAGGACCAGAATGCGCAGGGCTGGGTAGGATATCATTTCAGCGCGTGGCCTCCATCGGAAGATGGAGCCCCCGATACCAGTGCCCTGAAGTAAAGGCCTGGGTCGCTAGTCCAGTCTATCGGAACGATAGTCTGGACGGATATCCTGCGCTCCTAAAGTGTTTGCTTAATTTGGAGAATCGTCCTTTCAGCGATTCTACTTGTGACAGCAAGCACCTGGAGAGAACCGCACGACATGGCGCAGTCACACTAAAGCGCCAGTGGACGCGTCCCTACTGAATTTAGGACGCAGTGTGAGGTAATACCTCACAGGAGGAGCTACCTTCTTTTGTGGCGCCACCGCAAGGTGGCGCCA